TAATCTGAATATCCGTCCTAACGTCAATCAGTCGGCTACTGAGTTCTGGAAAGAAGCGTATTCAAAGCTGCTTTATGAGGGCAAGCTTCTTATTGTTCCGATCGGCGGTCAGAAAATTATCGCGGACAGCTTTTCCGTTGACGAATACGCACTGCGGGAAAATGTTTTTACCGGAGTGACACGCGGAGCGTTTACGTTTAACAAGGCATTCCAATCCTCCGAGGTGTTTTACATACAGTACTCAAACCAAAATGTCAAGCCGATTGTTAACGATGTGCTTTCGGTATATTCGGCTTTGTACAGCGAAGCGGCAAATAACTATATACGTTCCGGCGGCTCTAAAGCCATTATCGAGGTCGATACGCTTCCTGCGGGCGATCCTAAAGTGGAGGAGGAATACAACAAATCCCTCAACAAGCGAATGAGAGAATTTAACAGAGCGCGGGACGCAACGCTGACTTTATTTCAGGGCATGAAGTACACCGAACTTAAAGGCAGCGGCGGAGGTAAAGAGATTTCCGACATAAAGAGTATTTTCGATGGTGCGGTAACGCGTGCGGCGCAAGCGTTTAAAGTCCCGCCACAGCTGGTGCTTGGGGAGGTATCGGGCATTAACGACGCTATAGACTATATGCTGACGGTCTGCATTGACCCTTTGCTTAATGTAGTCTCAGAAGAATTTTCGGGGAAAGAGTTTACTCCGGAGGAATATATTTCGGGAAAATATATCGCGGCGGATACCACAAACATAAAGCATATTGACATATTCAGCCTTGCGCCGAATATCGAGAAGCTTATTTCCTCCGCGTTCGCGAATATCGACGAAACGAGAGAACGCGCGGGACTGCACCCCACAGGCGAAGATTGGGCGCAAGTGCATTTCTGCACCAAAAATCAAGAACCCGTTACAAATCTTAACATAATGGGAGGAGGTGAAAAATCTTGAAGAACAAGTTTTTTGATTTGAAAATGAATGCCGATACACCGAAAACGCTGGACCTGTACATTTACACCGATGTTGAAAGCGACTATTGGGATTGGGGGACGGGTGAGCAGGTGGAAAGTCAGACCAGCGCGGAGCATATCCGCAGGGAGCTTGAAGCGGCGGGCGATGTTACACAGATCAATATTTACATAAACAGTCTTGGCGGATCGGTCATGGAGGGCATGGCGGTCTATAATCAGCTCCGCAGACACAAGGCTCACAAGACGGTGTATATTGACGGTTTCGCCTGTTCGGTGGCTTCGGTCATTGCCATGGCTGGAGATGAAGTTATAATGCCCTCCAACACCATGATGATGATACACGCGCCCCTGCTTTGCGTTCGGGGACATTCCGCCGACCTGCGGAAAGCTGCCGACGATCTTGACAAAATTTCATTATCCACCATGCAGGCGTATCTTCAAAAAGCAGGCGGCAAGCTTACAGCTGAAAAGCTTGCGGAGATGTACGACCGTGAGACCTACTGGAGCGCGGCGGAATGTATTTCGCTGGGACTTGCCGACAGAATGGCGGACGCGGATATCGACCTTGAGGCGGCGATCGCGGCTTTGGAAAAATCCGAAAACGGCGAATACAGACAGATGATAGACAGGCTTAAAACCGCGGCGGCAAAGGCTGCAATTTCCCTGTCAGCGGAGCAGGTCGAAAGTCCTGTTTTGCAGTCAACTGTAAAGACGGAACACGGGGCGGCGGAACAGTCCGAAAATGCGGGCGTTCCCGATTGTCCCGAATTTGCGGGCGGAGCGGATATGGGACGTTCGGAATCCTCTAAGACGGATTTTATTTCCATTGCGGAAAATAAAATAACAAAATTTTTTAGATTATAGGAGATGTGAAAAATGCCAACTTTGAACCTTGACAAACTGAAACAGAAAAAAGCGGAATGCTCTGCGGCTATCGTTACGGCTATGAAAGAGCAGGACGAAAGCAAGCTTGACGCGGCTCTGGACGGGTACTCACAGTTTATCGGCGAGGCGGTACAGACGGAAATTATGGCGGCGGGAAACGGCGCGGTGGATACGGTCGTCCTTGCTTCACGGGGAATCCGTCAGCTCACACAGGCGGAAACGAATTTCTACGATAAATTTATTGCGGCGGCGAAAGCTCCCAATCCCAAGCAGGCTATCGAAAGCGTAAACGAGGCTATCCCCGTGACGGTTATTGATACGGTCGTTGAGGATATCCGCAAGGCGCACCCGCTTCTTGACCGCATTAACTTCCGCAACACGTCCCTGTACACAAAGTACATATACAACAAGACAAGCAAGCCCGCTGCGGTATGGGGCAAGGTCACTTCCGCGATCACAAACGAGCTGGAGGGCAACATTGATTTCTTTGATGTGGAGCTTAAAAAGCTTACAGCGTTTATGTATATCCCTAAGGATATGCTTGACCTTGGTCCCGCGTGGGTAGATCGTTTTGTCCGCGAACTGCTTTCGGAGTTTATCGCTCTTAGCGTTGAGTCCGCCGTAGTTGACGGCGACGGCAACGACAAGTACATCGGCATGACCCGCGACGTATCGGATACCGCTTCTGTAGTCGGCGGCGTATATCCCCGCAAAACGGCTGTCAAGCTTAGTAAGCTTTCCCCTGCCGTTCTGGGCGGTATCCTTGCCGAAATCGCGAAAAACATCGACGGCACGGCGCGTCCCGTAGTCAACCCGATCTTTGTGGTAAATCCTTTTGACTACTTCCGAAAAGTCATGCCCGCGACGACCGTTCTGGGCATGGACGGAACATATCGCAACGACGTACTCCCCTATCCTATGCAGATAATCCAGTCGGCGGCAATCGAGGAGGGCAGCGCGGTCATAGGCTTGCCCGAAAGATATTTCGCGGGTATCGGCATGAGCAAGGACGGAAAGATCGAGTACTCCGACGAATACAAGTTCCTTGAAGATAACCGCACCTATTCGGCGAAATTCACGGGCAACGGTCGTCCCCTTGATAACAACGCCTTTGTGCTTTGCGACGTTTCCGAACTTGCGGCGGCGGCTCTGGAGGTCGTAGTGGTTGACAAGTCCGGCAAAACTGACGGCGGAACAGAGATTACAGATCCTGCCGAAGATGAAAACCCGTCGGGGGAATGACCGCCGCTGCTGATATAACAATTTACACACGAGCGGAGCTTGAAGCAACAACAAAACAAAATCTTCTTGAACTTTGCTCCGCCCGCGGTGTGAATATTGGCAGCGGCTCTCCCAAAAAGGCGGATATTGTAAACGCTATCCTTGAAAATCAGGGAAACGAGGTCGTATAAATGCTTGCTCTTAAAGATGTAAAAAATTACCTCAATATCACCTGGGAGGACGAGGACACGGACGGCAGGGTCAAAGGAGCTGCCGCCCGCGCCCAGTCCTCCGTAAGGGAGCTTATAGGCGCGGTTTGGCTGCAATTCGTTGACCTTTCCGCGGAGGAGTCCAGGTCAAGCGAAAGCAGCGGCACGGAGGCGGAACAGCTTTTCCTTGACGCTTGCCGTTATATCTATAACGACGCTTACGAAGATTTCCGAAAGAATTTTGCGGAGACGATACGTTCCCAGCGGATAAAATATTCGGTGCTTGCTGAGCGAAAGGAGCGGGAAAATGCTTGAAAAACAGGTATCATTTAATGACGGCATTGCACATATCTACACGGTGGAAAACGCCGCTTTGCCAGGAGACGCGCCTGCGGACAAGCTTGCCGATCGGCGCACTGCAAGGTTTTCCAATCGGACGGTGGGCGCGGTGCGGTTCTTTACGGCGAAACAGGCGGACACTAAGATCGACCGCATGATAATGATACCGAAAAAAATCAAGGTGTCCCCGCAGGACGTTGTTATCCTTGTGAGCGAGGACGAAAACCAGTACAGCATTGAGCAGGTACAGAACAAGACCGATACCCGACCGCACACAAAGCTTTTGTCCCTGCGGAGATTGGAGAGCAATTATGACTTTGCGTGAATTTCGTGATGTTTTATGCAGTATCCCCGGCGTTTCCGTTTATCACCAAAAGGCTCACAAGTCGGCGGATAACTATATCGTATGGCAGGAAATCAAGGGATTATCCCTTGACGGTGTTCCTTCCGAAAAGGGTATGCGTATCGCTGTTGATTTTTATACAAAAAAAGAATACAGCGGCATTCCTGCGGAAATAACCTCTGTACTGTCGGCGTATGACGATATCTGCATTGACGATCCCGTCATTGATTATGAGGACGATACGGGATTTACGCATTATGCCTATACGGTGGAGGTGTTCGGAGATGGCTAAGTTTTCGGTAAACGGCATTGACTCTTTGGCTGCCGATTTAAAGCGGTTGGGTCAGCTTGATAATGAGGAGCTGGTTTCAGATATGCTGGGCGCGGGCGCGGAGGTTGTCGCCGAAGAATGGATACACGGCATACTGGAGGCTACTAAGCCTGACGGACGTTCAACGGGAGATATGGCAAGCAGCGTTGCGCCGACAAAAGGTATAAAAAAGATCGGCGACGTATCGGCAAAGGAAATTTACCCGCAGGGTAAAGACCGCAAGGGGGGGCGGAATGCCGAAAAGGCGTTTATACTCCATTACGGAAAGAGCGGACAAGCCCCGACACGCTTTGTTGACGCTGTTGAGGAGGCAGCTGAGGACAAAGCAGTATCGGCTATGGAAAATGTTTTTAACAACTATTTAGAGAAAGAGGGATTTTGATTATGGCAATGATCGGACTTAAATACCCCATCGCAGCGCCTATAGCTAATTACATAAAGGGCGTATACCCCGAGGTTGAAGCGGGTACCGCGTTTGTGATAGGGAAAATGATATCGGCAGACAAGGAGGTAAAATTTTCGGACAATCCTCTTTATGCCGATGATGAAATCGCGGAAAATTATCTGAACTTCGACGAGGGCACACTGAAAATCTGCGTGGATCACATGACCCTTGAAGCGCAGGCAAAAATGTACGGGCACACCTACACGGCGGCGGACGACGGTTCCCCAGAAGAGCTGGAAAAAGGCGGCTGGGATATACCTCCCTATTTTGTATTCGGTTACTACAAAACCGTTATCAAAAATAACAAAAAGAGCTATCAGGCGACTATCCTCTACAAGACGAAATTCAAGCCTCCCAAGGAAAGCGCGAAAACGAAAGAGAAGTCCATTTCCTGGGGCACCTACGAGAGCGAGGGCACTATTGAAACGCTGTCGGGCTTCAACAACGATCCCTATGAAAAGGTAGTGAATTTCCGGACGGAGGACGAAGCGCGGAAGTACCTTAACGATTATTTCAAGCTTTCCGAAAATCCCGCCGGAAGCGGCGCGGGCGGTAATACGGAAAATACGGGAGGTACCGCAGATGAGCAGGTCTAAAATTATCGAGATCGACGGAAAAAAGATCGAACTGTTTTTCTCCACATGGGCGTTCATGCATATGTCGGAAAGGATCGGCGGAGATATAAGCGGTCTGGGCAAATGGCTGAACAGCGGGGGCAATACTGCCGAAACGCTGTCGCGGTTCAGCTACATACTCGCCGATCTTGCCAACGGCGCGGTCATAAAACACAACGCGGATATTTCTCTGGGCTTGGAGCAGGGAGATAAAAAGCCGCTTTTCCCCGAAGATTATTTTATAAGCATTCTCAACGTTTCCGATATTCTTACATACCGCGGGGAAATTTTCGCCGCTCTCAATCTGGGGTCGGACTATGAGATTCCCGAAGGCGTGGAGCTGACGGAAAAAGACCCCGACCTTGCGGAGATCAAACGTGAAAAAAAGGAGGAACGGCGTGCGGCAACCTGACCGCCGCGCGCCTGTTCCAGCGGGGATATTGCCTCGGTATGAACTATCGGGAAATAAATATTACTACACCGGGAGAAATAATTCAGATGTGGCTTTTTAGGGTGGGCGAATAATATGGCTAAAAGAGAGATCGGAACGTCCTTGAAGCTGGACGGTGAAGCGCAGTTCAAGGCGGCGATAACAAATATAAATCAGGAGCTGCGGGTGCTTTCCTCCGAAATGGGGGCGGCGGTATCCTCCTTTGACAAAAGCGGCGCGTCGATCTCCGACCTTAAAGGCAAGGGCGATATATACGGACGGCAGCTTGACTCCCAAAAGGAAAAGCTGTCGGTACTGCAATCGGCTGTTGAAAAGGCGCGGGAGGCGCAGGAAAAGGCGATTCAGACCGCGGCCGAAATGTCTGAAAAGTACGGTGCGAACAGTGACGAAGCGAAAAAGGCTTCCGAGGCTGTTGCGGGTATTACCAAAAAGCTGAACGATTACCAAATACAGGCAAATAATACCACAAAGAATATCAATCAGCTTGAAGCGGCGCAGAAAGCTAACAACAAGGAGATCGACAAGCTCCGTTCCAAAAATCTTAAAGGCATTCTTGAGGGGATCGCAAGCGGGGCAAAATCCGCGGCTGACGGTATAGGCAAGGTCGTAAGCGCGACCGCTAAAATTACTGTCGGGGCGGTCAAAACATACACCGCTTCAATAACCGCGGCAGGCGCGGCGGTCGCCGGACTTGCCAAAAGCAGCATTGACACGGGAAAAGCTTTTGACAGCTCCATGTCACAGGTCGCGGCTACTATGGGAACTACCGTTGATCAGATAGAGTTCCTTGCGGCTGCGGCTAAGGAAATGGGGGCGACAACCTCCTTTACCGCCTCTGAGGCTGCCGACGGACTTAATATACTTGCAATGGCAGGTATGGATATGAAAGAATCCGTAACCGCCACAGCAGAGTCAGCTTCACTGCTTGAAACTACCTTGAACATGGCTTCTGCGGGTGCGTTGTCGCTTGAAGATTCCGCCGGATATTTAACCGGCACTTTAAAGGGCTTTGGCGATGAAGCTTCAAACGCACAGTTTTATGCCGACCTTATGGCTAAAGGTGCGACCCTGGCTAACACAAGCGTCGGAGAATTAGGAGCGGGTCTGTCTGGCATATCGGCAACGGCCAGCTCTTATGGTCTGAAAGCCGACTCTATGACGTTATCGCTTTTAAAGCTTGCCGACGCAAACGTCACGGGTGAAAAAGCCGCAACCTCCCTTAAGGCGGCTATGTCTAACCTTTACACGCCTACCGATACCGCGAAAAAGGCTTTGAACAGTCTGGGCGTTTCCGCATATGACACCAACGGAAGCGCAAGGGATTTTAACACGGTAGTTGATGAGTTGAGCAATGCACTGTCAGGTCTTTCCGCCGAGGAGGCAAACGCGTATAAAAACTCTATTTTCGGCATACAGGGACTTGACGCTTTCAATAAAATGGCGAACACCTCTGCCGACAGTATCGAAAAATTCAAAACAGGCTTAGCAGAGGCAAGCGGTTCAACAGCGGAACAGGCGGCTACACAGCTTAACAATCTGGAGGGTGACATAACTCTTTTAGGCAGCGCGGCAGACGGCGCAAAAATGGCTATATATGACGCTCTGAACGGTACGGAAAGCAGATTGCGGCAATTTGTACAGCAAGGAACCCAAGAAATAACCAATCTTACAGCGGCTTTTGAAAGCGGCGGCATTGAGGGAGCGGTACAGTACATACAGGACATTATACCTATGATAGGAGAAAATCTTGTAAACGACATTTCCGATATGCTCCCGACGTTTCTAAGCAGCTTTAACGGCATTGTTCTTTCCATAGTGCAGTCCGTTTCGGAAACATTGCCGACTGCTGTAGATTCCATACTGCCCGCGTTCATAAGCGGCTTTAACGGACTTGTAAGCGGTCTTGTGCAGAAAATACCGTCCTTTGTCCCTACGCTTCTTAAAGGCTCTGTAACGCTGTTTAAGGGTATCCTTGACGGGCTTAATCAGGTTATTGCACAAATAACGCCCATGCTTCCGCAGATCGTTTCCGATATTTCGGGTGCGCTTGTACAGAATGCCCCTGCTCTGATCTCGGGTGCAGCGCAGTTTTTTGCGGGACTTACCGAAGCCGCCGCAACTGTGCTTCCGAAAATTATTCAGGCAATCTCTGAGCTTGTCCCTCTTATATGCAATTCTATTATAGAAAATATACCTTTGCTGATAGAAGCGGGGTTACAGCTTTTTGTATCTCTTACGGAGGCGTTGCCCGACGCGATCGTACAGATCGTAGCGGCATTGCCCGAAATCATAAACGGCATTGTTTCCGCACTGTTTGAAGCTCTGCCTCAAATAATCCAGGCGGGCATTGATCTGTTTGTTGCGCTTATAGGAGCGTTGCCCGAAATTATCACGACCATTGTTGAAGCGTTGCCGCAAATCATCACGGGTATAGTTACCGCCATCGTTGGAGCGTATCCGCAGCTTGTAGAGGCTGGTATGGACCTGTTTATTGGAATTATAGGTGCGCTCCCCGATATTATAATAGCTATCGTGAACGCGCTGCCGCAGATCATAGACGGAATAATAACCGGATTGATAGAAGCGGCTCCCGAACTTGCACTTGCAGGAATCGATCTGTTTATTGCCATTATTACCGACCTGCCTAAAATCATAATCGGGATAGTTTCGGCGATACCTAAGATCATCAAGGGTATCATTGACGGGTTCAAAGAGAATTTCTCAAAAATGACTCAGATCGGTTCCGACATTATGTCGGGTATCGGAGAAGGAATTATCAACGGCGTTACTGCTGTAAAAGAAAAAATTTCCGCAGCGGGCGAAAAAATTATGAATGCTTTTAAGGATTTTTTCGGTATTCACAGTCCGTCGACGAAAATGAAAAAAGAGATCGGTCTTAACCTTGCGGACGGCGTAGGCATAGGCTTCACGGAGCAGATGTCGAAAATATCCGCAGATATGCAGAAATCGGTACCCACAAGCTTTGACTTTGATGTAGAAGTGGACGCAACTGCAACAAGGCGGAAACGGTACGGCGCAAACGGCGGAAATGATCGGGGCGGTATTAATTTTACCCAAATAAATAACAGTCCCAGGGCTTTGGATACCGCTGAAATAAACCGTCGGACACGGCAGGGACTACAGCTTGCGTCGGTAATAAGATAGGAGGCATAATGTGAAAAGACAATTGATACTATCGGATATTTCCCCTGACGGAGAAAAAATTGATCTGTACAGCGATATCGGGATAAGGTTAGTTTCCGCGGACGGTATCGGGTTTTCCTCCGACATATCGTCAATGCAGCTGTACGGACTCGATGGAAGTATATATCAAAACAGTACACTTCCGCAGCGCGGCATTTCTCTTGTGATTCAGTACATCGGCGCGAAGTGGAAACATGAAATCAGCAAGCTTCGGCTGAACAGTCTGCTTAACAGAAAAAAGGAACTTCGTCTCCGCTACATAACTGACAACATAGACGCATATATAGAGTGCCGGACAGAGCAGGTCAGCACGCCGCCCAACACATACCCCATGGTAACGCAGATATCCCTTATATGCCCCGATCCGTACTGGAGGAAAAGCGGAGATAATTCTATAGTTATGGCTGGAATTATCCCTCTGTTCGAGTTCATTATCGGCATTCCCGAAAGCGGAATGGAGTTCGGAGATATCAAGGCGGGTACTATCACCGACCTTTGGAACGGCGGAACGGTGGAAAGCGGCGCGCTGTTTATCATAACGGCAAAAGGTTCCTGTGCAAAGCCAAAGCTTACGAATCTCCGCACCGGTCAGTTTATTGAGGTACCCGCTTTTATGGACGCGGGGGACGTTCTGGAGATATGCACGGAGCGGGGCAAAAAAGGCGTTTGGATCACAAGAGGCGGTATCCGTCAAAGCTGTTTTGACCGCTGCACGGTCGGTTCTGAATTTTTTCAGCTTGCCTGCGGAAGCAATCCTATCAAGTACAGTTTTGAAAGCGGCGGT